AGACAATGGACAAGTTCCCCCCTGTTGTGATCGTGATCGTTTTACCACTCGCCACGGCAAGAGGTCCGGTGCAGGAGGCATTCTCTGTTGCGTCTATTGTAACGTCACTATTCAGAGTCTGCTCGTTAATGCGAAAGATGTCACCGCCAGCGTTGGTCTGCCCAATCTCGCCGCGCTCACCCTTAAACAATCCACCAACGGTATTCGCCGCTGGGTTAATCGTTGCTGCTGGTGGACCTAGATGTACAACATATATGTTGTTTGTGCCTGTAGGCGGGGCCGAAGTAAAAGCAAGCGTTGTGCCTACACATGTGTACGCGACTCCGGGGTCTTGAACAACATTCTCTACAACCACACGGAGAGCGTTATTGTTTCCAGCCTTTGATAGCGTAAAGTCGGTAGTAGAAGCATCACCACTAAAAGTATCCTTAGTGGTGCTTGTAAACGCTGTAGCTGGTTCGTTACCTAAATATGGCATCTATAGCTCCTACGTTGATGTGTCTATTTCAAGAATACTCAGAATCGCATCGACTGACGATGCCGTATCCGACACAACTTTAATTTGATCGTTATGCTCCATAACAACCTTCTGATCTCCACCAATCGGGATCAACGCGCCACCGCTTGGTATCGGTGCGTCCTTAATAATATGGATTGTATCGCCAGCTTGTGTGTTTAACGTAACGCTTACGGTAACCTGTGAAGCTGTAACATTTGCCAAAGCCAAACCAATCGCTGTGGTTTGTACGTCTAATAAAACAGAGTAGCCACCAACTGCTGTAGCCGTGGTGCCTATGCTTGTTGAGAACTTTCGTTTGAAGGTATTTGTTGCCATCTAACTATCCTAACGCAATTGATAATGCGACAGCAGTACCCGCCGCGTCTACATTTAAACCAGTCTGAGCTTTGCCCTGTGCAGTGGCATCTGCCATGCTCAAGTCTGTCAACCCTGTTGCTACACCACCTGTAATCTCAGGGTTTGACATTGCCAGAGTGTCACTCAAGCTTATCATATTTGCTCCTGATCCGCCACCATCACCATATACAATGCTGACTTTTCCTGTTCCCGGCACTGTAACGTTGGTTCCGCTACCCTGTGTAACAATTACATTTCTATCCGAAGTCAATGAATTTTTAAATATAAAAAACGCTTGAGTTGTGTTTGGCGATATTGTTACAGTCACGTCTGCACCAAGATCAGATCCTGCATCTTTGAACTCAATTACTCGATACATACCATCTGATGCGTTGCTCGATCCAGAAGAAGGAGAGCTTGGACGCACTGTTAAAGTGTGCGTTGTGCCTGATACGGTTACGCTTTTGTATCCAGCCAACCGATCAAAAATATCAAAATTATGGTTTGTGGTAGTACCCCATGTACCTGATTGTTCACCAGTTCCCGGCTTTTCAATCGCAAAGTTTGTTGTAAACGTACTAGCCATATATCTCTCCTATGCTACGTCTTTCCATGTTGGGGCTTGTAAACGATCCCCCGGAACAAATCCACCGGGTACTCCTTCAGGTTCCCTATAAGAGGGGCTGGATAACGGATCGCCGGGCTGTGTACCCGGCACAGGTGGCTGAAAGCTTGGTTTTTGATCTGGAATAACCTGATCAAATACTTTAACATTTCCTGCATCTCCTGTTGCCTCAACGCCAGTTACGATAGCATCTGCGTTTGCTTCTATCGTTACATTACCAACATTTGTCGCACTTGCCAATCCCGTTGTTAAAAACTCTACAGAAATACCAGCAATGACGGTGCCGACTTGACCTGTAGCTATTTGATTTGGAATTAAAGAATCAACGGTAACAGAAACATCTGCATCCGCTTTTGGAGTGACCGTACCTGCTGCACTAGTAGCCGTTTCACCTGTCGTAACGACATTACCAACGCCATCTATCGTAACAGATCCTACACCGCCTGTAGCGGCAAGACCTGTTTCGGGTACGTTACCTGTACCTGTGACAGTAACGGAATCTAATCCACCAGTAGCGGCAAGACCTGTAACACCAACGTCAGCTGCAGCCGCAGCTACAACCGTGCCTACCGAAGCTGTAGCAGATAACCCTGTTTCGGGTATGTCAACGCTACCTTGAGCCGTGACAGAGTTTACCGCACCCGTACCAGCAGAGCCGCTTGGCGATATAGTCGCCGTGCCTGTAACAGTAACAGAATCAACAGATCCTGTGCTTGTTGAACCAGTAACAGCAAAGTTTGCAGCAGCTAAAACAGTAACAGAGCCGACACCACCTGTGGCTGACAGCCCTGTTTCTGGAACACTAGCCTCTGCAACAACAGAAACAGATCCAACCGCACCTGTTCCTGCCACTCCCGTAACAACAACCGGAAGGGATTCGCCCCAAGCCCCTTGGGACCATGTGCCTCGCGCCCAACCCGAAATTACTGTCATGGGAACTAGTCCGTTTAGGCGATACGGATAATAGCGTTACTCGCGTCCGCTGTTGGAAACTGAATAGTAAAGTCACCAGCAGTTGATGTCTTATCGCCACCAAACGCCAATACAATAACAGCTTTGTCTGAAGCACTACTATTATAAATCAACGCTCCGTTTGCTGTAATAGTTGCTGTTGAGAAAGTTTCATCAGCAAAATCAGTAAGCGCAGTTGTACCGCTTGAGCTTGGGTCTACTCGCGTGAGTGAAGCACCACCAGCAGAGTAACCTGTACCAGTAACTTCGTTAGTAGTAGCATAAGCTGTTGTTGAAGCATCTAATGTTGCAGATGAAGTAAATAGAGCAATTTTAAATGTACTGCCCCCTGAGTTTTTGAAATTGTGTGTTCCTTCAAGAAGTTCTTTCTTGAAAGAAGTACACATTGCTTGAGTGATCGCCATGTCATAATCTCCTTATTGCGTCAGCCAGTTTTGGATGCCCTGCATCTATAAGGG